AGTGTCAGCCCGTACCGTACACACGTCACACATGGGGGCGTCTGCCCGTGTAACGGACGGCACGCCCCCACGGCCAGCGCGAGACCTAAGCGCCGACGAATTTCCTCCGGCGTTATCTGGTCCCCGACCATCGCCTCACCGCCCCACCACCCCTTTCCTGCTCACCTGCCGTGCCAGTCCCCGCCGAGCATTCACCGAGTCACGCCGAGCCTGACCTCACCCAACCTCACCTGCCTTGGCCTTGCCGCGCCTCGCGAGCACACCCTGCGGCATGCCCAGCACCCAAATGATGACACTCGGGACACGCCTCCAACGCCACGTCGTACGCGACCGCGCTGGCCTGTGGAGTGAGCCCGTGACTCCGCGCCGAGAGATAGGAGCCGAGACTGCGGCTCGACACTTCATACAGTCGCTGCGTCCCAGCCGGAGAGGGGGTGTAGGCCACAGCTTGCTGCACGCCCAGATGCCGCTGCACATCCGCCAAGTCTTGGTTCGCCCCGATGTACACGAAGTTCCAGCGCCCCGTGTCGCGGAGCTTCTTGATGCGCGCCGCCAGCTTCTCCCCTTTGTGTTTGGGCGGCGGCGAGACCCATTCCGTGGAGGAATTTTCCTGACCGTCCGACAAGATGATGACGAGAAACCCGATGTCTTTACCCTGCTCGTCATGCCGCTGCAATTGCGCGAGCGCCTCCCCCACAGCGTCATACAACGGCGTACCGCCTGTCGGGATGTAGGTCTCAGGAGTGAGCGCATCGAGTTCTGCGATAGGGCGATTGTACTTGTGGAGATGCACCCCACTCGGCCCTCGGCCCCCGAAACTCAAGAACGTGATACGGACTTCATCCCCTTGCGCGACATTCGCCTGGATGGAGGCGCGCTGGGCGTTGAACCCGTCAATGGTCGCGTCCCGGCACTCCATCATGGACCCGCTGCGATCAAGAATGAGCGCGACATGGGTCACGGGCTCCGCCTGGCGAGCCTTCTTCTTCTTCTTGGGTGTGGTCACAGGTCTTCCTCCTTGGAATGATGAGCCCACCAGACCGCGACGCCTGCGGCGAAGACTTCATCGTCCGTCGCCTCATCGAGGCCCACAATTTGGTGTCGGAGCAACAGTTTCGCCACATCGTGCTTCACGGCATGTCGGAAATTCCCCGTCTGGGTCTTGGGGAGCCAGTGACTAGCCGGAACCGCGTGCATCGGGAGATGGATGTCGCGGGCGACCGAGACCATAATGGCACCCACTGCCGCGCCCAGCTTACAGATACTCCCCACATTGCGATTCCGCCCGATGAGTTTCTGGTCCGTGGGGTCTTCAATCACCACGTCCGCACAGGGGAATGCCTCGGTGGCCCCCACCACGGCATGTGAAACCGTGGTGGCCAATTGAGACAGTCGCGCTAGCAAATCCTCCCCCGTGTGACTCCGCACAGTCCGACGCCAGACCACTGTCTGCGTCGTGGGCGTGAGTTCCACGACGACGAGCCCAGTGGCCGTCAAGCTCGGGTCGATGCCGACAAGACGCCGTAATGGCTTGCGCGTCATCGCGGCTCGACTTCTTGAAGCCCACAGCGCGGGCACCGGGTCTCCGGCCCGTCCCACCCGTACGCGCACAACTCGCAGAGGTGCCGCTGCGCAGACGGGGAGGCAGGCTCCTCATCCCAGGACGCCGGAGTAGCAAGGCGCATAATGTCCGCGACGATCAGTCCCACGAGGGCGTAGTGCCAGTCCCCGAGCACCAGCGCGGCGAGACACGCCACCCCGCGCACGAAGTAGGGGAACAGACGCAGGATGCCACGCTCAGACACAGAGTTCACGTCGCCTCCTCGCCTGGCGGGTTCACGCGGAACCATCGACGGCACGCGGTACACTGCAACAACACGATCTGGTCTTGTGGGGGAATCCGGCCAACCTGTCCGCACGAGGGGTGGGGGCAGCGGACTTCGCCCCAGAGATGCGTCCGCGCCTTCCCCCGTGTCACGTGGCCGTAGCGTGGCCGGTCTGCGCCGTCGTCACGGCGAGAGCTTGGCATAACTCTTGGATATCTCCCTCCTGTGCCCGCACGTCCGTGGCGAACAACACCAGTAACCGCCGCACCGCAATATCGAGTTGTGTGCGAGAAGTCCGCGCCGCCTGAAGGACCCGCGCCATCGCCTGGGGATTCGTGCGATGCTCGTCATGCTCCCCGTACGCGATACAGGCGTCCCGATATTGTTCCACGGCGAGCCAGAACCGCCCCCACGCACCGTGTCCATCTTCGCGGGTCGCGAAGTCCATGCGGGGCTCGGCGGCTTCCGCCAACAATAACTCCCGCCACGCCCGCTCTCGAATCGTAGAACGAAAAGGAGCATCACTCTGAAGACGTTCCGCAATCCACGCATCGACATCTTTCATGTGGCCGAGAATCCCTCTGCCCTTGGGCCTTCGCGCTCTCGCGTCCGCACCCCATTCTGCTCCTGACACGCCACCGCCATCGCACCGATCTTGCGCATCGCGTGGAGAACAAAGTGTGTGGCTTCAGGCTCAGGATGTCGGGAGGTAAACTGCGTCGCTTCGCGAATGTAGTCTTCGATGTAGACCAACCACTCAGTCGGCGTGTGCTGTCCGCCGCTGGCAGTGGTGCCAGCGTTCCACTTCATGTCCTGATAGGCCCGCTCGTGCTTCAAGGCAGCGAGCACGAGGGATTGGTGCGTCACAGTCAACCCCCGATGAATTCGGCGGTGACTTTGGCGCGGCCTTCTTGGACGAGTTGATAGATGCCGACGCGGGAATCGTTTTCGATGTCGTCAGGGTCGAGCTTCTCGCCCAGAACGGTGAGCCACTGCTCGTCCCCATCTCCATCGAGGCGGACGTAGAGCTTCCCTGGAAATTTTGGTTGCGTGTCCCCGTTCATTTACATACCCTCTGCCGCTCGACGCGGACGTGGGAGTTCTGGTTCCCCGCTCACTTCACGTTCGTACGTCGCGGGGTTGTAGGTCTCGTGCATTAACGTATCATGGGTTATCCGCAGCGCCCAGGGCCGAGGGTCCCCATCCCAGGGGTCATGCTGCCGCAAATGCTCTGGGCCAGCGAGCATGAACATCGAGGCCACGTTGCGGACCTTCTCCCCCTCAGCGTTCACCACCCCATCAGTGTGATACTTCGGCGGGTACACTTTCACGAATGCCGCGCCGCAAATGGGACAGTCAGGACTCGCGGTCCCTGGACCAAACTCCGGCAAGGATTCCTGTGGATGTGACGGGAACCACTGCTGGAACGGGCGGCCATGACCGTTCACGCGCTGCACCCAATGTCCCATTTTGGTTTGTCTCCTGTGCCTGCCAGACCCAACCGCGCCCCGTCGTACCACGACTGACCCCGCCGCGCCTTACCTGCCGGACCAAGACTGACCTTGCCCGGCCGAGTCGTGCCACACCCAGCCCCACCTGCCGGGCCACACCGCGCCACACCCGGCCCAGCCTTACCTGGCCTGACCCCACCTGTCACGCCACACCCAGCCGTGCCCGGCCCGGCCTTGGCTTACCTCTCCTGCCTTGCCACGCCTCACCCGGCCGTGCCGTCACCGCGCCGGGCCTCACCAGGTCGCTCCTGCCACGCCCGACCGAGCCCCACCCTACCAAGCACCACCATACCTGCCAAGCCTCGCCGGAACCTACCCAGCCACACACGGCCCCGCCCGGCCTAACCGCACCTGCCTTGCCCGGCCGTACCTCGCCATACCCGGTCTAACCGAGCCCGACCTTTACATGCCTTGCCTAGCCTTGCCCAGCCTCGCCTCGTCACGCCCTGTCCGGGCCGAACCACACCTGCCGCACCAAACCGCACCGAGCCAGGCCCGACCTGGCCCCGCCGGGCCTTGCCCGAGCGCGCCTGCCTAGCCTTGCCCAGCCTCGCCGTGACGCGCCCAGCCTTACCCTGAGGAAACCTGCCATGACTTACCAGCACATACCCGGCCTGGACTAACCGCTCCTGCCATACCGCACAGCGCCCAGTCCGACCCAGCTTCGCCACGCCGCACCATGCCTGCCACTCCAGACCACGGACTACCCTACCCGGCCTGACCTAGCCCAACCCAACCTGCCGCGCCTTACCGAGCCTGACCCGGCCCTGCCGCGCCACGCCGTACCTACGACGCTCGTTCCACCAACGCACTGAAGCGACTGAGACTGGCCAGCATGGCCTCGAATTCATCCACGAGCCCCAGCACGACGGCCAGCCTGCGGGTCCGTTCGATCTGGGCGACCGCCCGGTCCCACTCGTACTGTAACTCTTTGCGAGCCGCCTCCCGACTCCGGCCCAGCGTCGCGACGGCGATATGCCCCTGCTCATCCCCGGCCATCGCCGGGTCCCGCACGTACGCGACCGTATCAATCCGCACATTGTCCACCGTCACGACGACGCGCACACTACTAATCAACTCTCGGGCCTGGAACAGCCGCCACCGATACGCGGCGGCTCCGTCGTCCCACTCAAAATACTCATGGAGGGGACTGTTCTTGTTCCGAGCGACACGCTCCACGCTCTTTGTGGTGAGTCTCCCGCCATGCAGACTGGCGAGCCGCTGCAACTCCGCCCTGCCAGCCGCTGAAAGGACTCTCCTCCTCGACATACCGTGCCCCTTTCTAGGTGGTCTTCGGGCGGCGCAAACGCCGCCCGAAGTCGGTCAGCACTACGCGGCTTGTGTGGGCTCGTCGTCCTCGTCATCGACACCTGTCACGATGAGCGACCCCGCCCCCTCTGCGACACGACGGGCGCCCTCGTACCCTCGGAGCACGAATTCCGTGCCGAACCACTTGAACAGCGATTCGGATTCATCGTCGTAGCACGCCGGGGTATTCAGCGCCTCCACCTGGGCGTCCCGTCCCTGCTTGAGAATGGCCCGCAGTTCTGGGTCGTTGGCCGAGGCCAGCCGGAAGCTCCCGTAGTTGCCCTTCGCCTTCTCAGCCCGATAGTCCCCGACTCCAGCGAACACGCCAGCCGCCCCGAGCAAGTGCAGAATCGACTCTTGGCGAAGCTGTGGGCTGGGATACGTGATGGTCAGGAACGTCGCCCACTGCGGAAGAATCGCCCGCGTCCGAATGTCCGGTGTTGGCGGGAACCCCGCCGTGTTGACCGATGACATGTGCAACTGCGGCGTACCGTACAACGGCAACCGCTCACCTTCGACGCGGACCAAGCGTCCGATCTGCGCCTTCTTGACGCCGGGAAGGTCCAGCGCCGCCGTGAGCATCGCCCCCTTGAACCACGTCGCCAGCGCCCCAAGCAACGTCGGGCCATCCGGCAACGTGTACGGTGACGCCCGATACTCGACGAGCGGCTCATGCTTCAGCGACTGCGCCTTCTCAGCCGCCGTCTTCCTTCCCTTCGGGAACAACAATTCGCGCCGCGCCTTCTCGCTCTTACGGTTCAGAATGAGCGGCGTCGTCCCCACGATAGCCACTTGCACATGCTGCTGCTGGATTTCCAAAATCTGGATTTCCTGGCTCGTATCCTGCTTGATTCTCTTGGCCACAACCTGCCTCCCTCGCTAGGAGTGTGCATCCTGACTCCGGTGACGGACGAGTAAGGGATGCTCTTGCCCCATCCGGTACGACATCAACGCGGACAACCGTTCCACCTGGGCTCGATCACGGAAAAGGGTCTCAATCCCCAGATATTTCTTGCCCCCGCCACTAGTACTGCGGCCCGTCAAATGGTCATCCCGTAAGGCCCCATCGACGGCGTAGAGCAACTCCGACAAGTTTCCATCATTTTCGACGAGCCGCGCCCGCAGTCTGGAGGCCCGTTGCCTGTCGTACAGCGCATTGTTCTGGCGACCCGTTTTGGCCGCCCAGTAGGCGAACAGGATTTCGGCTGCTGCTTCGATCTGAGTCTCCCGCTCGACAGCTTGGTCGGTTAGCTGCTGGAAACTGGAATCAATCTCTGACCGGACCACCGCATAGGTGCGCGGAACGCGCACAAGAGATTGCTCCTTCCTTTCCTTTCCTTTCCTTTCCTTTCCTTTCCCTTCCTTTCCACGACGTGGTTTTACGGTGCTGACACGGCGAGTTACCGGGGAACCTACCGTAGGTCTACCGGGAACACCCGGAGGCTCTGGTAGCTCACTAGCACGCTCCGAATGGTGAACAACCTGATGTCGGGAGAAGCTTGGGATATAGCCTAATTCCCGACCGTCACTATTGTACTTGGTCACGAATCCATGCGCACTTAGTGCATCCAGGACCACTTCGAAGTCCATCCCATCATATGGGAGGATGTTCGCTTTCAGTGCGCGTGGTCGCCATTCGAAGCGACCTTCCCGATCTGCGACTATCCACAGGCCAGCGAATGCCAACCGTAGCGGCAACTGAGTTGCAACTTCGGCATCATACAGTCCCTCATGTTGAAAAAACTCGGGCTTGATGGTCCGTATCCTCGCTCTCACCCCACCTCCGGCCTACTCAAGTCGTACGGTTGCCACCCAAGCACCACGGTCCCGATGTGCGTCGGCCCACCACTCCGCTCCACTCGTTCAAAAGGGCAATTCGTCATCCTCTGGCGTCTGGAGTGCAGGGGGCACGGATTCGAGCCCAGGACCCGCTGCCACGAGCGCGGGAGCCTGGGATGGGGCTGGACGTGGGGTCTGGGCTACTGTCTTCGCCTGGGCGGCCTGGACTGCCTCCTGAGCGAGTCTGGCGGCAGCGGCCTGCTTGGGGTTCATCCGTTCCCACACGGCCCGCCACAGCCCAGGACTGACCATGACGTTCCGCTGCCGGGCGCCGATGATAAGCGTGGCGATGCCTGCCTGTACGGCCTCTTGTACGAGGTCGTCTTTCTTGCACCCCAGGGTGCGGGTGAGCGCCCGAATCACGAGAAACGCCGCCGTCCCATATTCCTCGCCCAGGGCCTCCCATTGCTGGACCGACTCTTGAAGGTTCGTCGGATGGGATGTAGGGGCAGGCACACTCGGAGTGTGTGGAGCGGGCGCGGGCGGCGGCGCTGCTGTCACTGTGTCGAGCCGATCAATCACACACAGGCGCCCAGACTTCGTGAGGCGGAGCCGTGGCGTGCCGCGAAGGGAATACGACACCCGTCCCTCCCGCACCGCTTTCACCGCCACACCCAATCCGAGCAAGGTGGCTTCGTTGGTGTTCGGCTCTCCGGGGAGAAAGACCACGTGCGACCCCGCCGCATACTCCTGCCCTGGTTCCACCTGCCCTTCGAGCTTGATGCCAGGGCCATACTTCGCGTGCTCGAACCACGCCATTCCCGTCAAGATGAGCACACACGGGGTATCCGGCGTGAGCCGGAGAATGGGGTCGGACTTTGGCATACTAAGACTCCTCGCTGGTGTGGGGTGAGGCCGTGAGTATGGGCCGCACAACTGGGATTGTCAATGGCTCAGGCGTGACGGGAGCCGCGTAGAAATGCGTTTCATGCTCCAGGTACGTGGTCCCCGGTGGGGTGTCGCCCGTCGTGTGGCCGTAGAGATTGAGTTCTCGGACATCTGGCGTTTGCGATACGCGCCGCATCGCCTGCCGCGTGTCGTCCGCATTCACCCAGGCAAGAAACACCTCAGCCTCTGTCACCACCCAGCGCCCAGGCTTCTCCCGCCTCCCGATGCGCCCCATGAGGAAGGCGTGACTCTTGGATTTGCCTGGAGGCAACGGGAGCGCCGCGAACACCAGTTTGAGTTGTTCGATCACCCAGGATTCGCTGAGGGCGAGCGTCGCGGTACGACGCTCTTTGGTTGCGGCCACACTCTGCACGAGGGCCGCATATTCCGCATCCAGGTGCGCCTGGGCCTCACGCACAGCCTGGAGCGCCCTGAGGTACTGGTCCCCGAGTGCCCGCACGACGCCTTCGTTCAGGACGCCACGGGCTGGGCTTGGTACGACTGCTAGGTCAAACTCTGCGATAAGGGGTTGTACGTCTTCCGGCACGAGGCGTAGCGCCATGTCTGTCACGTGGACCCTCCAGTGAAACTACTACGTCCATGAAACCCGAGTGGGCGTGGTTCGACGCCCGCTGTGTGGTAGATAGCGCGCAACATCCGACACGCCCGCCGCATTCGACCGACACCCAGGAACCCGAGCAGCCGAGGGGTGGTGTTTTCAACCTCACCCCACAGGACACACCCAAGCTCGTCGTATGTCGGGGTGGTCCCATGCTCCGCCACGAACCACCGCACAAGCTCCACCACAACTGCACGTCGCTCGCGCCGTTGAGCGAGCCGTTGGGCGACCTTGGCGCGAAGCCGCTGTCCCCGCGCTATCCATGCTCGCGTGCTATCGTTCTCCTCGGAGGCAAAGCGTCTGCGCATCTTCGAGGAGAGCCCGGCGCGTGCGATCAGTTGCCGCACCCGCTCTCGCGTGATGCCATACTCCGCTCCGAGAGCCGTGAGCGTGGACCCCGAGAGAAACGACACAATCACCCCAGAGTCCCGTGGCGTGGTGTGAATCACCTGTCGCCCCTGTTCCACGACGACGACGGTGGCATACTGTCGAGCGCGAGTCACGGCGCTTCGAGGGACAGGATACCCACGGTGCCGAGCACGCGGTGCGCGAAGGCCACGGCCTCAGGCCCCGACCCATTGTGAATGCGCGCCGCACACCAATAGCCCCCGCACGAGGCAATGTCTTCCTGTGTCATCTTGAGAAAGCAGGCGAGATTCCCCGCCCGCGTGCGTACGTCGAACGCGGGACAGCGACGTATCGCCGTGGCGTCCATGATTTGGAACCGCCCCAAGGCCCGCTTCTGACTTCGCACCGTGGAATCTTGGCTGTGTCGCGTTTCTTCCCATGCCACCGCGTACGTGTACCTGTGGCGGACCCCCACTAGCTGTGACCAGGTGCGGAGCATCGTGCTATCAGGATGCCGCCCGGCTGGATGTCCCAGGGTGTCAGTCGCACTCCCCGACAGCGGTTCGGCTTCCACCTTACGCAACACAATAGTCGGCACACTCAGCATGAGCACGAACAAGACTCCCGCCGCCCACAGGAGCGGGCGCTTCATCGGCCCGCCTGGGGTGTCGTAGTCGCAGGGCGTCCCTTCGCAGCGGGAGCCCGTGGCGCCAACCGAAGCTCCGCAAACAGCAATGCCGTGAGCCCGTGCGCCGCCAGAATCCCGAGCTTCCGCTTGCACTTGGGCCGCTGCGGGAGATACCCCGATGCGGCGACGAGCGCCCGCAGGGCTTGCAGTTGCTGCGCCGCCTCCGTCACGTGGCTCGTCGTGTACACACCCAGCCCCAGCCCCCCCACACAGCGGAGCGCCAGCCACACCCGCAACCGTTGCCCCCAGCCGATCTTGGCCGCTGCCTCACGCGCCACCTGGGCGATATCGAGGACTCGTGGCGCCGCTCCCAGGGTCAGCGGCACGGACGGTATGGTGGCAGGATTCATTCATCCTCCTCAGTCGAGAGCTTCCGGCAAAAATCGAGATACACGACATCCCCAGTGTCCACAACCTCATTGGGCTCAATCTCCAGGCCGGGCTCGTCGAACCCATCGACGCGACAGACGATCATCGCGCCTGGGGTTGCGCTCTGGAGCAATTCCAGCATCTCCCAGGCCGTCATGCACGCCTCGCCTTCACACCCCGCACCCGGCGCTTAACCGCCGCCCGCTTCGTCTTCCGTGGGCGCCAGCCACCGCGAAGCTCCCCGCGCACCCGCGTCTTGAGCTTCATGTCCACGAGGAGTTGACGAATGCGCTCGCGGCTCACGCCCAGGAGCGCGGCGAGTTCGATGCCCTTGAGCGTCCGATCTAGGCGCCGCAACTGTCGCACCTTGTCGCGGGTCGGCAAGGTGGTCGCCAGGACCACCGTCAGGTCACGCTTCTCGCGAACAGCCATACGCATCCTCTCTCCTGGGTGTGGTTCACACGCGGCCCACGAACGTACGGATGTTCTGAATCTCCCGGCGAGCGCGTGTGAGCACAAGAAAACGTGCCCGCCGTTCTACTGGGGTCTCCTGACGCAAGAACCCGCGCCCCATAACACGGCGATGGCGGACCACCGGATTGAGGTCCCAGAGAAACTGCTCATCGATTTGGCGATACCCACGAAACGGCGGGACGGTATCAAGGTGTACAAACGCTATCCCCTCGAACCTCCCGCCCAGTGCCATCCGTTGGCGTGACGTGGAGCCGACTTCTTGAAGCGCCGCCACAACTTGTGGCATCGTGAGCGCGACGGTTGGCCAGCCGCCGCTGGGTGCCGCCTCCTCAAAGAGGCGTCCGAGGAAGCGGGAATCCTGCCGGTTCAGCCCCGTCAAGGTCTCCACGTGGAGACATCCAAAGATAGTCGCATGAGCGTCCCCCGTCGCAACGAACACACGGTCCCCGAAATTCATCCGTGCTAACTGCACCAGCGACACCGGGCACGACGAGAGTGCCATGATGCTCTCAACGCAGTAGAGCCAGGAGCGCCGACTGGACAACGCGGCACCCAGAAGGCGCTCCCCAGCATGCGTCAGGGGCATCCCTGTTCCCTAGTTGGCGTTCGGGACAACGCCGAACGGGTCGTCCGCATCCGCTTGCGCTGCCGCTACAAAATCTGCACGCAACCCAGGCGGGACCACCCGCGTGACCAACCCGAACCAGAGTGTGTTCGTGCCGCGCTCCCGCACGACGGCCACGACACCCTCACGCACCTTCGGGCGCAGCGTCGCGATCACATCATCATTCGGCACGTTGGCCTGCCGAGCGATACCATGAATCGTCCGCAACCGATAGCGCGAGTCCGCCAAGGCCGCTTCAATCTGTGTCCACATATACGAGACTCCATTCAAAAAGGTGAGCTTCCCCCCTCGATCAACCAAGTGCGGCGCACGCCTCGAACGTGCATCTGGGAACCCGGCGACTAGGCGGTAGCACGCCTGCTACAAGTCGCCCCGCACATGCCCTCCTACCTAGGCGGCGATACGTTCGCCCTTGGGCTCCAGGAGCCCGGCAGCGATCAGCGACCGGATAAAGGTGACAGCCGAGGTTACGTTGACCACGGTGCCGGGCCAGAGCGCCGCTACCCGTGCCGCCACTTCCCGCATGTACGGCCCCTTCCCAGGCGCCAACCAAGCGGCGCGCCGCATCTGTACCACCACCGCGATGTACGTCGGCCCTGAAAACTCTGTGCCGTAGGTGTCGCGAAAACGATAAGGTTTCATGGTGCCTCCAATCTAGTCCGTGCCCGTATTGTTGTCAACCCTTGTGTCAAGCCCTACGAGGTCCAGGCAGTCCAGGCACCGCCACCCCGCTTGGCCCGTATCCACAGACCCCAGCAACTCGACTTCGGGGAACCAAACGCCGCACCCGCTGCACATTTGGTGTGGCCCCTCCTCAGGCTCGGCCCCCATGTCCACTTCGCTCGCCGGTTGGCGGGGCGGAGCCGCTTCGACTTTGCCGCCCATCCCCACCCAAGCCATAGCGCACGCTTCGCACCGTCGCGCATTGGTCCCCGCCCCGAGCACCTTGACCATCTTGGTCTCCACGAACCACTTCCCGCACCCGCCGCAATTGCGATGGAGATTCGTATTCGTGCCGTACGGCGCGGCCTTGTGTAGGAGGTCCAACTTCGGCTGCACCCTGTTGCTCTCAGCCGGACCCAGGGTGTACGTCGTCCGTGGTCCAGTGGGAGACAGCTTGACACTCACGTTCGTGCTCGCGGGCCGCCCGGCGCGCCACACATCCCACATGTCCTGTTTCTCTGGCGCCCACCGCTGCACCTTGAGGCGCAGGGTGTTGCGCGTCGGGCGGATGGTCAGGAGCGTGCCTGCGGAAAGCTCTTTCATCCCCTGTATGGTGATGCCAGCCGTATCCGCCGCACGGGTCAGAATGTCGTACGTGCTGGCGTACACCAGGAGGTTCCCCATCTTGGGCGCTCGCGCCATCCACAAGGGATTGCCGCTATTCCGCGTCAGCACCACGGATTGGTGCCGGTCCGTCACGACACTCAAGGCCAGCGCCATACTCCCCGTCACGCGATTCAGCAAGTCGGGCCACTCCGCAACGGGGAGTTGTGCAAGCGCCGCGATCAGATTGGCGCTGTCTACCTCATAGACCTTATCGTCAGGCCCTCGCAGATTCGCGTGATTGTGAATGACCCCGTTGTGCGTCCCGACCACGTAGCCATCCGGCGTCTTGAAGCGGAACGGATGCGCGTTCGCCGCCGTCACATCGCCATGCGTCGCCCACCGCGTATGTCCCAGCCACGCGACCACGTGGGCGTCAGGGGTGGCGACGGCGTGGCGCCAAGCCGCTGTCTGGATAAATGTCCAGGATGGAACCGCCGCCTTGGTGATGACCGGCGCCTGCCCCATGGTGATACGCGCAATCCCGGTGGAATCCGTTCCCCGAGCGGCGCTCAATGCCGCCAGCGCATCGAGCAAGACTTCCAACCGCTCATGGCCTTTCTTGGTCATGCGCAAGGGCGCTGGCTTGACTACTCCGAAGATGCCGCACATGGTGTCTCACTTCCTCCTAGGTTACAGGCTCAGGACCACGCGCCCGATGTTGGCCGCCGCTTCCGTCATCTGCTGTACTGGCGTGGCCACCCGCGCCCCACGCCAGATGTTGGCCGCCGCTTCCGTCATCTGCTGTACTGGCGTGGCCACCCGCGCCCCACCAGCCGCCCGCCGTGCCCGCCAGTCCCCACCCCGCTGCCCCAAGAAGCTGGGCTGGCGCTTCCGTACGAATCTCCGCAATTGCGTGACCAACTGCTTGTCGCTGTCGGTGCGCCGTGTGGGGTGGCCCGTGACCAGGACCATCAGGGACTCCAGGCGGCGGCGGGGAACGGCCACGAGCCGCTCGACTTCCCGCTCTTGTGTCCAGTACATTCGCCCCTGCTGAACCCGATCAACCAGCCGCTGCGTGAATTCAATCCAGGGAGCCACGTCGGCAGCTTTCAGGGAGCCGTGGTGCGCCCGCACTTCGACGCGGCCAGACCGCCAGAACAGTGTCGTGTTCAGGCTCGTGTACCGGCCCTTCGATTCGATGTACTGTTGCATCGACTGGTCCGTCCGCAGGAACGTGGCGAAGCGCACCCAGGCCGAGCGCACGGTCGCTTTCACCAGGTCCGTCACGACTTCGCCATTGCGCCCCTTGCGCAAGTTTTCGAGCCGGGTGAAGGTCTTCGCGAAGTGATTGTCCTGCCGACTTTGCGTCAGCATGGCGTGAATCGCGTCATCATGCAGCGCCCACACTTTTATCAGGTCGCGGAGATTCGCGGGCGTGTAGTCGCGGACCTCGTGATGGACATGGACCCCGCACTGGACCGTCGAACGGGCACCCGCCGCCAAGAGCGCCGCCGTGACCGCTTCCACCTTGGGCCAGTCCGCCCAGGTGATGCGGGGCGTGGCCAACTCGAACCCGCAGGACGCATCCGTCTTCATGTCCCAGGTGGTCCCGTCAGAGTGCCGGTATCCCGCCACGACAACCTGTGAATCGGGCACGCCGAACGGGCGCAGCGCCGTTTTCACAATGTCGCCGTACGCGGCGAGGGTCATCCGGCCCGTGAATTCAAACTCCACACCGAAGGCCCGTTCTGACCCGCCGACCCCTGACTGCCGCGCTATCCGTGGCATCGTTTCCTCTCTGGTTGACTGTCTGTCTTACATAGGGAAGCTAACAGCGTGGTCCTACTTTGTCAAGGCCGCTGCCAGCCGTGCCTTGATGGTCGCGTTCACAGCCGCCCGGTCCGCAGGGTTCAACCGCTTGCGCAAGGCGTCCATCACCATCTGGTCTGTCAGGTCGCCCAGTCCAGGGTTGAAGGCATCGAGGATGCGCTGGGCGAAGGCGGCGATCTGCGTCGTGGTCATCGGCGTGGTCGTCATTCGGAACCTTCTGGGTTGGGGTCTCTTTACACAGAGGAATATACAGCTTGACTAAGATTTGTCAAGAAGCATAACTCTATAGGCCCGCAGGGGTTACACCCCAACTGACCAAAGTGTGACCGTCCAGGCAGGGCGCCTAAAAGGACCTAAAAAACGAAACGGCCCAGCTTGCGCTGGACCGCCCGTTGGCGAGGGAAGCTCCTGTTTGTCAGGAACGGCTTGCGCCGCGTGAGGAATATCGCTCCCCCACACAGGCAAATGCTAGTCATCGTCTGCGCAGAACGGCCAGGAGCCCTTCGGCCACGACGGCCCCCATGGCATCAGCGGCTAAGTCTTTGAGCCCAAAGCCGTATCCCGCTTGTCCCAGCGTCCCCTTGGTGTGCGCCGTGTAGAGTTGCGCCCCCTCGTAGAGTGCTCCGAGGGCGACCACGAATGCGACGCGCTTGAGCATCGTGTTGCGCCAGGTCTTCGTCACCCACGGTCCCCGCACCACGAGGTCTAACGCCGCCCCCGCACCGACATGCCCCCAAGTGTCCGAGCACGTCCAACAGGTATCAGGGTCAAGCCATTGGGCCTGTGTGGGGAAGGCTCCACCCACGAGCAGACCGACAACGCACACGAGCGCCCGCATTAGCGGAGCCTGTAGCATAGGCCCACGGTGAGCGCGGGACCTGTGACCACGCGACCATTTGTGACCGTCGCGCCGTACCCCCCGGAGGCGCACAGGGATAGACGCCCCTGAACCCGGTGGGCAAGACTGTTGACTTGCGCGAGCAGCGCCCCGTTCTGCGTCCAGAGCCTAGAGAGAATCGGCACGATACGCCTGAGGCTGTCACTCGTGGCTGTCCATCCTGAATCGGCGCGATTCCGCTCCGCCCGCACCCGCACGAGTGCCACGTCGTACACAGCCAGCACTTCGTTGTGGAACATCCGCGAGACCACGGTGGCAGTGTCGGAGAGAAAGCTGTGCAAGGCGCGCACCGTTTCCAGGTGTTGCGCCGAATCCAGCGCCGAACGCCGCCTGTTCGCTCGCTGGGCGCTATCAGACTGCGCAGCGGTCCGCGTGGCCATGGCTATCGAGGCGCCCACGACGCTATCGAGGCGCGTGTTCTCCCGCCGCAAGCTGTCGAGTTCCCGTTGCTGCGAGGGCGAGAGCCCAGACGGGCCGCACCAGAGCAGGGCCACGAGAATGCCCCCGGTGATAAAGACGCCCAGCATCCATGCGTGTTTCATCATTCCTCCCACAAGAGACCACGCGGCCAACCAGGCCACGAGCCAAAGCCACGCGAGCGGGTCACGCTGTGTCCCCATCGGCTCGCTCGGCGCGGATGACGGGGAATTTCCCCAGATTCGCCACGTCGTCCAGCGCCCCCACTTCATCGAGCACGGTCCGGCTGCCGAACGGGGGGTCCCACTCCCCGCGCCGCATCTGATCTTCCCGCTCAGGGTTCCGCACAAAGATGGGGATGCTCATAATGCGCCCCAGCGGCTCGTCAATCACGTACAGTTGCTGTGTCGGCTCGGTCCCACCGGAGACCTTCTCAATGGCAAACGGGCTGGTCATCATCCAGGCCCCAGCATGTAAGGACTCCGAATCCCCTTCGCGCCGCTCAATCGGGGTGTGATAGTGCCCGTAGAGGAAGTACCGGACGCGGGCATTGTGACGAGCAACCAGCGCCTGCACACGATTTTCTTTGCGGGCGAACCCATACCAGGGGATGCCCCAGGTGCCAATCACATCGTCGCCGTGATTCAGCGCGCACAGATGCCCGCAGATTTCCACGTACGCTGTATAGGCACGCGGCACATGGACCGTGATCTTCCCCGCCTCGACGAATTCCTTGAGGCGCATGTGGAGTTGCGTGGCCACCAAGAAGTCGAGGTTCGAGTGTGGGTCATCGTAGTCTTTGCGCTTGGTCAAGCGCGGATGATTGCCGGGAATGCACACGACATGCACGCCCTCGCTGAAGTAGGGGACCAGACTGGCTATCGCCTGCCCTTCTGTGTCGCCCACCGCCAGGGCGGCCCGCACGCTATTGGCGAAGGCGTTCCGATATTCCGCGTCATGGATAGGACCATTGATGGCGTCGCCCAGCTTGGCCACCCAGAGCCTGCGAAAGTTGTATCGGGGGAGGTGTCGCGAGCAGTAAGACGCGATGACTTCGACCCAGCGGGCGAGGCGGCACCGGAAGACATCGAAGTTGTACCGCTCAATCCCCCACGTCCCCGCTCCCGTAATCACCTGATCGGCGTGCTCGTCCGACAGCATCACGAGGGCATCCACATCGAACAAGCCCGCCTCAACAGGCTCACGGGGATGCGCGACATACGGGATGGGCCGCGTGTATTCGCGAATGAGCGCCGCTGCACGCTCAAAGACGGATTCCTCTTTGCGGGCCACACGCAGTTCGGAGCGGAGTAACCGCCCTTCTTCGCGTAGCTCGTGAATCGTCTGATAGGCCCGCTGCAAGTCGGGATGCCCAGGGTCCATCGCAGGCGGCGGTGGTGGGGCTGGTGGGGCGAGGGATGGCGACTCGTCGGCCTCAGATGGCTCACCTGCGAACGCCGCAACGGCTGCCCGATACTGGGCCTTCCAGTCAGGATGATGGCGCAGCCACATGTCCAGCGCGTTGTGGCGGATGTTGTGGAGGCGCCCCACGCGCTGCAAATACCCGTACGGCCCGCGTAAGCGAACCTCCTCTAACGCGGACTCCCGCACCTGGGCGCCAATCGTCTTCCAGTCGTACTTCGGACGTGAAGACACGCTGCCCCCCTAAGGAAGCTCCCAATGCACCAGGTCATCGAAGTCCTGCTCGTGGATGTCGTGGTCTCCATCCCAATCCCCACCCCAGACCACCGGGATACCCAGTCGCGCCGCCACACCTAGGACGTAGCCGCCGAAAAAGTAGAAACGCGCCAGGGCCTTCGCGTAGTTCGGGGCTTGGCGGTCAGGCCAGGCAAGGGGGAAGGGGGCCACATCCACGGCTCGGGATTGAGCGCCCGCCGCAGGGATATGCTTGCTGAGTAAGGTCTTACTCACGCCTTTGCGCACGTTGATGGCTTGCTGCTCTGGTGTGCGCTCCCCCTCCAAGATGGTGCAATCCCAGGACTGTACCACTTCCTGGAACAGCCGCCTGAGGGGCTCCGCACAGGTGTCGAGGCGTGTTTGCGAGGTCTTACTGAAGCTCGGCATCCACTTAGGCGGAAGGCCGCAGGGCGGCATCGGAGCTTCGCCGTCCCGGTTGCCGCCCATCGGAAATGGCGGCACTCTTGCTCCGCCCCGAGAGCACGTCTGCGATCTTGCCTCCAGTCAACGGAGCCACGCAGGCCGCCACCATCATCCCCACGAGGTATTCGTTGATGTTCTTTTCTGTCAGGAAGACCACCCACACAGTGGCCAGGCCGCCCAGCATGGCCAGGAGGACGGCCACGAGCGCCCGCACGCGCACATAGTCCACTACCCCATTGGCATCGGCCAGGAACGTAGACCACCGGACGCCCAGCATTATCGGCAAAACCGAGGCTTCTGGTCGCAGAAAAACTCGTGCTGCCGGAGGGACATGGAATCCAGCTTACTTTGCACCCTGTGCATGTCCCGCTGAATGTCACGAATGGTCATGGTGTCGGCCTTCTGGCTGATATGCTCCCAGAGGCTGGCGCGTTCATTCTTGACCGTCGCAGTCAACGTCCCTAGGAGAAAGGCGAGGAGCGCGATGCCCGTCCATGGCTTGCCGAGGAGCGAGAGGGCTTCCAGAAGGTGATTGCTGCCGTCAGCCATGCGAGGCTCCATGAGAGACCCTATAATCTACGCACAGCAGAGGTTAACTAGGGGGCTCCGTGGCGATCTAGCACGTCCGCAGGCGCCCCGACAGCTTCGAGCCAGGCGCGTTTCGTCAGACGCCCGTCGCGCACATACCGCTCGCGACACCCGTCGCAGAGATAGGGCGGCACCTGAAGACTCGCCTGAAGGGCCGGAGGGATGTAGACCATCATATCGGCCTGCGTCGTGCGTCCACAGCGGCACCGCGTTTTCTCATTCCCGCTGTGCGCGGCGGAACGGTCACGTAAGGTTTGCGGTTTCCAGGTCATGCGACAGCGAGCGCCTCCCAGGTTACACGGTCTTCCGTGTCCGGCGTCTTCGAAGCAAAGTTATCCGAGGCCGTGTTGTACGTGACCCCCGCCGAAGGGTCAACATCGGTCGGGAGGTTGAACCCGTGTGCCGTGAATGTGACGCCCGCTGTGGTAACGACATCCTTGATGCGAATGCGAAGGTCATCGTTTGTACCCATCCCGCTCACGATGCAGCCGATAATCTCGTGCGACCACGTGACCGGCGACGAGCCGCCGCCCGGACACCACTCCGCAAAGTACTCCTCGGTGGCGCGCTCGACCCACCCACCACCGTCGTTCGTGTCAACGGCAACTGTGACGGTCCCAGACTTGCACGGCTTCCCGGCGCCCGGCTCACTGTCCACTGAGATTGTGACGGTGAAGTGGGCCGTGTAGAGGTCAGTCGCAGACGGTGCATTCGCCAGGTTCGCCTCTGTGGTCTCCCCTTCAGCGTCCAACACATTCGCGGACGGAAAGTTGTCTTCCCGCGCTGTCGTCCCAGACTTCTGGCGCAACGTGGCGCGAATCGTGAATCCCGAGACCGTGACATTCAGGGCCGACATGTTCTCGTATATCGGCTTCGCGGTATCGAAGGCCGTGGACCCTGTGCCTGCGTCCGTCGCCGCCATCGTGCCCCACTTGGCGCGGGGCTCAGTCAGGAGCCCTCCATGCACCAGCACGAACGGCACATTCTGGAAATTGGCCGCAAAACTCACCGCGTCCGCATGACGGCCTTGCCCGGTGATGTACCCTTTCGCAATCACCCGCTGCACCACGCCATCGGACTGCCGGATGTCCGCTGGCATAAAGGAGCCGATATTGTTCACGGCTTTCACCGCAAACATCCCATCCCCGAATTCGTACCCCCGTGGATTCCCGCCCGGTATCGTGCCACCGGCCGGATGCGTATTGGTGGGGCGGGGCTCAGCGGCGCGTTGCGCCGGGATAGTGACGATGCCAGGCACCTTGCCGTTCGACCACGAGGACCACGCCCCCGCCGTGTACCCCAGGCGGATATGCCTGTACCGATAGAAGCGCAGTACGTTGTCCATCGGGAGGTCTTCAGTGAAGACTATCCCCGTCAGCGGCGCCGGAGGCAACTGCGCCACGACTTCCGCGACCCCGGCGTTGGGTGCCCCGGCCCCATCATCGACGGTGCGCTGAAGCTCAATCTGGAACGTGGTGTCCCCAGGCACGATGGAGACAGACAGCCCCGCCGCCTGCCCTGGGGCCGGGACTTGTTCTTTGGGATAGGTATTCGGAAGGGCCATTAGAGCACCCTGGGCGGGACGGTCGCCGGATTGGGGGCTGTCGGCGTCCCGGCGGCAGTCGTAAATGTGACATTCGCCCCCGCCGACTCACCGCCAAAGTCGTCGATATGTCGGACTTCGGCTTTGTACTCCGTGCTCAACGAAAGGCCATACACGGTGAAACGCTTCTGCCCTGGTCGCAACAGCATGACAGGTTCCAAGGGGTCTGCGGCGGGCGTTACAAGATACACGCGGGTGTACCGGCTCACGTCCCCGTACAGGAACGTCAACTCCACGAAGCGCCCGCCATCCGTGCCCTCCACCAACGAGGTAGGCGCCGTGATGGCCGTGGTGTCTACGTGCTTGGTGCCACTCGGGGTGACCCACGCGCTCGGCAGTTGCCTGGTGACTTGGCCACTCAACGCGGGGACAGAACGCGCCCGCACCCAAATGCGCTTCCCTGAGGGCACCGGATAGATGACAAGTGTCATGGAATCAAAGGAGAGGAGATGCCCCCGCGACCGCGACCGAATCGGCGCCATACTCCAAATCGGGTCTGTCTCGGCTGGCACGGTGCCGACAGAAGTCGCTGTGACAGCATACTGAATCTCCGCAGGCTGCGCCGCCCCGTTCAGTGTGAGCGCGACTTGGATGGCGTTCCGTGTGTCTGACGCCCAGGTTACTGGCGTGCCAATCGTCGGCACGGCGGCTGTCTGGTCTTGCCCCAAATCGAGCGCGACGATTTGCCGCCTTCCGAGATTGATATCGCGGACTTCCACCACGCGGACGACACGAGTGCCAGACAGCGTTTTGGTAAGGGGGTCGGGATTGCCGGGAATCGTCACAGTCTTGAGCATGCCAGGTTGAATGGCTGCGACGTTGGCGGTCCGCCGACACGTGATCGTGATAATCGTGGGACCATTCCCGTACGTGGACGCGAAGTCGAGGAGGTTGGTTTCCACCATTTGATACGCCCATTCGGCCCGACTGAGTGTCGCCCCGGCTGTCGCCCCCCGCACAATGTTCTCCCCGACCATCGCTCGGATACCCCGCCCCTGGAGGGCCACATGCGCGTCCCCTATCGACGGGTCGCCCATCCCCAGCACGATGACGGGTAGTTCGTGATGCGTGACGATATCTTCTTCGAGATTGGGGAAGGTGCCAGTCTTCGGATGTCCCCGCTCCCAGGACGCCAGCGCCGCCGCTTCCAGGACGTAGCTCCCCTGCCCCCACGAGATGCCCGCTGCGACATCGTGATACCATTCAGGCGGCGTATCCATGTCCATATCGGCGTCCGTGATGGACCCCACACCCGCCAACGAGGTCGGGAAGCGTACATCCACGGGCACGAGGACGCCTGCTTCATTGAAGTAGTAGGCGATGCCGACTTCCTGCCCGACAATCTCAAACTCGGCGGCACGATTCGGGCGTTCCGTGTGAATGACGCGGTACGAGGGAAACGTGGTGTCGGCAATGAGATTGGTGAACGCCGTGGTGTCGATAGCAACGGGTGACATGGGGTCGCCATACGACACGCCAGGCGGCAGGAATTCGCCCTCGCGCCACAACGGGCCGAAATACCCAAGCGCGATATCCTTCATGTACTGCGCCGGATGCACGTCATTGATGATGATGGGGTTGTTTTTCTGCACTGGGCCATCGACATACAACGTGACCGTCACTGCCGTGCTCGTGGGCGGTAGCGCCATGAATCCAGGAGACTTGATAACCGTAAGAACCTGGTTGTCTGCGATGGCGACTTGCAGGCCCGCGTTCACTCCTTTGCGCCGGGTGTAAAACGAGATAGTGGCTTGTCCACTCCCGTTGGAGTTCGCGTCCGCACTGACGACATAGCGGTCTGGATGATTGTCGAAATAGAAGACATCCCCGATTTTGACAATCCCTGTCTGGCTAACAGTCCAGCCATCCGTGTTGATCGTGAAGGTCCCGATGCCATACCCCGCCCCGTTGTTGACCAGCGGCGTGCCCGTGGCAATGCCCTTCGGGTAATCCAGGAGTTTGATCGTGAGCGAATACAAGAGAGGGCGGGCGCCCGACCCACTATCCACCCACGCCCACTGTGCCCCCACATAAAACTCCCCTTCCGCCTGTGTATCGGTCCGCTTGACTATCGCCCGCACCTGCTGACTCGTGGCGCCCCACTGGACATCGCCTGCGGTGTCGGGGATGCCGCTGGCCCCGTGCTCTGCGAGCGCGTCTGCGAGCGCCTTCGGCACCATGTGGGTCGTGTCCGCCAGTTCGATGACGGCCACATCCGTGGGCGGCGTCGTCGGCAAGGTGACGGCCACGATGGTCCCGTCTATCCGATAGGATGTCGTGATGGCCCCGTAGGGGAAGGCGAGCCCCCAGGGAGCTTGCGACAACATCTGTGCGTACTTCCCCGAGCCAGTCCCATACACCACGGCAGAGGGTTTCTGCGGAAAGAGCAGTCCCGCCTGGAAGTCGTCCGCCAGGTCTCGCAGGACCATGGTGTAGCCTGTGCGGCCAGCGCGAGACAGAGAGATAACGCGCCCGCGATAGTACGGCACCCAGGTGACGCCCCCGTCGCGAGTTTCTTCCACCACAGCCAGGGCGTTCGTATGAATGAAGCGTCCGTGCTGGTCTCCGATAAAGCCCGTAACCCAGAGGTCTTGGTCTTGTAGCGGGATTTCCAGAGACCCCGTGTCTGTCGTGCGGGACATGATGTCGATGCGTCCCCGGCGTCCCGTGGGGAGCCCCATGTAGGGTTTCCAGCCCGAGACATTGGCCAGGGTGGTCACGCGGAAGACTTCACTGCCAAAGTCCGGCGTCAGGACCGAGGTTTCTGTCGGGTCCACGGACCGCCGTTGGCGGACTTCCAGCCTGTACCCGACTGTGCTCATATGGCCCGTGCTTTCGCCAGGGAATCAATCGTGCGCCCGTTGAAAATATAGGGACCGACTTTCAGGTCCTGGAAGCCCGCGAGTCCAATCGCCGTGCCTCGGCGTCCGATGTGGATGAGGGTGGGCGCGCTCCAGGCATTGGCGAACTGGAGCCCTGCACTACCGCCCGTGGAGGCCGGGACCCCGTTCACCTCGATGTGAAATTGCACAGACCCATCGGACTTCAACAAGCACAGCCATTCGACGAGCTTCCCGTATGCCGCCGCCGCGTACCCCCCGGTGGACGTGGCAACATTTGACCCGCTCCCGTTGAAGTGGTCTAGCTGATAGTTGAACGCCGTGCCGCAGAACATCCGCAGCGTCGGCGCGGCCTCCGACGTGGAGCCGATCTCGCAATAGCCACCCTGTATAGCCACAGCATCCAGGAGCGTCCCTAGCTCAACAAACTTGAGGTACAGGAACATCGGCTGCGGCTTGAACGCGAACGGGTAGCCAAGTGAATCAGCGTTCCTTGTGCCGAGCGCCGCACCCTGCGGGCTCCCTGGGACCGCGACGTTCCAGAGGTTGGCCATGTAGAAGCGTATCGTGCCTTGGTCGGACGCCACGTTGGCCCCAATGCGGCAATGAACCGTGTGCGAGTTAGCTATGGTGCAGCTTGTCGTTTGGCAAATGAACAGCCACCATCCGTCCCCGTAGTACTCTTGATGGAGCAGCGTGCCATTCGAGACCGTCACGACAGGTATCGCGTCGAGGCTGGCCCACTCCGCGTTGATGAGTAGACGATTGATGACGGCCACATTATCGCGGAGAGCAAAAGACCCTTCGATATTGAAGGTCACGGGACGCATAAAGACGGCCAGGCTGCGCACGCCGTCACTACCAGAGAGTGCCGTGATAGCACCCCCGTATCCCTCTGAGAGCCCGGCGTCGTTGTCTGTGATGTCCCATGCCTCGGTCCCACCGAATGGGTCTGTCTGGCCGCCCGTCCGTGTCGGCGTGTTGATTGCTGACCAGTTGCCACTCCCCATGTTCACAGGGTCGGTCACGAGTTGAATGCGGGATGCCTCCAGGAGCGTCGTCTTACTCCCCCCGATGTAGTGACGGTCGCGCAAGACGCCGGAAGCAGCGCTGGCCCCCAAGGCCGTACTGGGGAGGTCTACAGGATTCTTGCGGAACGTGCCAGTGGTGGCCCGCGTGTAGTCTGCTATCGCAGGGTCCGTCAGACTGAGCCCTGGAGCGTACTCGAACATGAGTCCGCGCCAGGCGAGCCCATAATCCACCGTGGTGTTGCGAATGCGCATGGTGATCTGGAAGGCGAGGTCGGACGATTCATGGCGCGGCTCCTCGTTGGCCTCCATGAGATAGCTCGTGACATAGAAGTCCGGCACACTTGCGTCAGGGAGAAACCGGAAGGCATTCGCCCCACGCGCCCAATCCAAGAACGCCTGCACGCCCGTGGGACCGCTCCACCCCGTGGCATTCCACGGTGACGTGACACTCGCCCCCTTTGGAATCCAGCGGAGGTCTCCGGCGAGTTCGTAGTCGAAGCCGACAAGCCAGGTGTCTTCTCCCCCAGTGAGACCACGTACCCGCTCGCCGCCAGGCCGCGCCCGGCGATGTGTCGTCACATTGTCGAAGACGCCGATGTAGAGCATGGTATCGAAGGTGGGTCCCCAACAGATAGCACTAGGCATTTAGGCGACCCTCGCCTTCGCAATCGTGTTCATCGTGCGGCCCGCATAGACGTAGGGACCGGCTTTCAGATGCGCACAGGCAACGGCAGTATCAAGCGGGCTCCCCCCTTCGCCGCCCACATCGAGCGTAGGCCGGAGGAAGGTCGAGGGGAAGGGTTGTCCAATGGCGCCGCTGAGCGTGCCTGCGACTTCGGCCCCGCCGTTCGTAGACTTGATGATCTGCACTTTCCCATCGGGCTGGATGTATCCGAGCAGTTCGATGACATCTCCGAAGGCAGGCATCGTCACGCTCGCGGACACACTGACGTTCACTCCGTTTTGATTGAGCGTGAGGGCGAATGAGACAAACCCACCAGCACTCCCATAGATCGTGACGCGGGCATGCCCGGCACCGGAAAACTGACCAATGTTCATCAGGCGCACATAGTCTGCCGCGCCTGCCTTCCATACGCCCTTGTAGTAGACGAACATGGCTTGCGGGCGAAAGGCATACGGCCAATTCAAGACATCCCCGCTGCGCGGGCTCGAAGGGATGATGCTGGTCTCGTACGCCACATCTTTCTCGAATTGCGCATGGAACAGCCCCAGCGAATGAGAGCCGTTCCCAGTATAGGTCGGGTCATCGTTGGCGATGGCCGAGTAGAACGAGACCGCAGGCGTCGTCCCGCCAGACTCGGCGTTCCACAACAAGGTGCAGCGGTAGTACGCGACTGGCCCTGTGGTGGTGACATCCTGCCACCAGGGGCCTTCAATGTGCGCGACCGGACTGCCACCACCCGTCACCGTCCCGAGCACGCCATTCACAAGGTCAAAGGAAGCCGTGGGGAAATTGTTGGCCTTGGTCCGCGCCTGGATGAGACACCAACTCCGCGTCCCCGCCCGAACAACGAACGAGACAGCCTGCGTCGCGCCATTCGTCAACGCGGGCAACGTCTGGGCGATGCCGTGTGCGAGGTCGCTCCCATCCGTGCTCTCCACGAAGTGGTCCGCCGTTACGAGCCCGTCTGGGCCAGCGCCCGCATTCACACTGATCGTACAATTCGTTTTGACCCACGCGGCATTGTCGAACGCACGAGGGTTGGAATACTCGTTCGTGCGCGTCCCCTCAATGAGCGTGGTCCGCAGCGTGCCCTCGAAGTGGGCATCGCGCAGCGTGCTCTGGTTCTTGAGTTTCGGTTGCGTTCTCCGGCTCGCGAGCGAATGCGCTGCGCTGCCACGTGAGAACGTTGCCGTCACGGGGTCGGTCAGGCTCTTGCCCGGCAGGTACTCGAACATCACCCCCCGCCACACCTCTCCATAATCGACGGTCGCGTTTCGGATACGGATGCCGAGCTTAAGTGATTGATCGACCGGCTCCAGTGTGGGCGCGGGATGCTCGAAAGGGTCCACGAGGTAGCTAGCCACGTAGAAATTGGGGTTGTCGGCATCGGGCACGAAGCGAAAGGTGTTCGTGCCCCCACGCGCCCAGTCCACAAAGGCGAGGACCCCCGTGGGTTCGGCCCATCCTGTGGCGTCGTCGGGATTCGTGACGCTCGCCCCCTTCGGAATCCAGCGGAGGTCTCCAGCCAATTCGTAGTCGAAGGCCACGAGCCAGGCGTCTTCCGCCCCCCCCACGGAATACGCCCGTTCGTAGTTCCCCTGCGGGCGTCGCGTGGTGACGACATTATCGAGGATGCCGATGTGGAGGATGTTCTCGAACGCTGCCCCCCAGTGAATGGCGCTGTGCATTTACCGCACCCCTCCCCATGAAGGGGCTCGGACAATCGTCGTCACCCGGCGTCCCGAGAGTTGCGACAGCGCATTCGCCAATTGATCGGCCTGACGCGGGTCGTTCACATTGATGAACCCGCCTTCGATGATGAGGATGGCGTCTTTCTCCTCGCCCAAGCGTGCGGTATCGGCGGTGTCCGCTGCCCCGCCGCTTCCACCGCCCCCGGCACTGCGCCCGCCCGCCGCTGTCTTCATCGCCCCAGCCACCGCGAACATCGCCAGCGCGGCAGCCGTGTAGCCTGCGGCGGCGGCCAAGTGCGGCCCGGCCTTGAGAGGATTCGCAATCGCTTTGGCCACTTCCGCTATCGCCTGAGCCAGGAAAAAGCGACCAAACCCTGCGGCCACTTCCGCCAAGGCGCCCATCATCGCCTGTTTGAACGCGCCACCTGCGGCTTTCGATGCCTCCTGGAATTCGCCCATCGCCTTGGCCGAGGCTTCGCGGTACTGCTCCAGGGAGATTTCCCCTGCCTTCAACTGCTTATTGAGGCTCTCCATCGTTCGCTTGTGTTCTACGCGGAGTTCCCGAGCGGCTTCCTTTGCTTCCTCGAAGCGCGTGACGAAGGTCTCCTTAAACGTCGCGGCAGCGGAAACAGCCTGATCTTGCAGCTTCTCACTGAAAGACCTTTCTTCGCCCTCCGCTTCCCCAGTGAGAGCTTCCCGTAGACGCTCTCCAAAGGTCTTCGTGAGCCCTTGGAGTTCTTGAAGGCGCTTCGCCAGCTTGGCGAGTACCGCATCAAGCTCAGCCCCGACAGGAAGGACGGCGCGCAAGGCCGCTTCCGCCTGGAGCCCCGCTTCCTCTGCCTGCATTGCCGCTTGCCGCAAGGCGCTCTCGGAGGCCCGCCCTGCCTCCACTTCCTCCTTGAGGAGTGCGATGTTCTCCATCCGCAGTTCGATGCTCGCCAGCACCTGCTCGACGGTGGATTGGCGGGATTCCTCCCGCTGGTCAATCATCTTCTGGGTGGCTTCCGCCGTCGCCTCGGCAAAGCCCATCACCTCGCCCTTTACCTCCATGAACACTTCTGTCAGCTTCGTGAAGTCTTCAGCCGACAGCGTGGTCGTACGACGCAATCCCTCCCCGACAGACATGACATCGCGAAGCCCCTGCTCAAACTCGGCCTGCGAGATTTCGCCTAGCGCAAACTCGGCCCGCAGCAGGGCGAGTTCGTCCTTCAGCGCCTCAATGCCTGCGGCAGCGTTCCGAGGGGCAGCAGGTGTCGGCACGGCGCCTGGAGCGCCAGCCTCTGGCTTGGGCTTCCGGCTCTCGGGCCGCCCCTGCAACGCGGCATCGGCCCGATCTTTTGCTTGCCGGTCCAGGATGGCGTTACGCACGCGCTCGCGGAGCGGGTCAAACTTGAGCGCCAGCCCCGCCTTCCCGAAGTTCTCGCGCCCGAAGACTTCGATGAGGCGCGCAATCCCCTGCAACTGCTCGACGGTGTATTGCTCCAGGTCTTTCGGGTCTACACCGACAAACTGCCTGAAGACATCCGCGAGTTGCGCTTGCTCGCCAGGGGTATCGAAGATGTGGAGTTCACGGGCGGCCTTCTCCATGGCCTCAGTGAATTCCCATACTGTCAGCTTGCCCTTATTGAATTTCTCCTGAAGACTTTCCATCCGGCGTGCGATGACGCGATTCGCTTCATCGAAATTCTTCGCGGTCGCGACCAACGTGGCCGCTGCCGTCGCGCCGATGTCGCTGCCTTCCACGGCTTCGAGAAACAGTTTCCACCCGGTGGCGGCCTTATCAATCACCCAGACGAGGCCATTCGTCGCTGGCCCCAGGATGGCGATGAGCTTGTTGACCGTGGCCATGACAGCGGGGATAGCGTCCTTGAACGCCACCATCGCCTGCTCAAGGGACGTAAACGCTGCTGTGGTCGCGGGAGATTGCGCCACCGCCACTTGCATGTCGTTCCAGAGGTCTCGGAATCGCGTCCCCAACTGTTGGGCGCCAATGGCCGCGTCCTTCGTGCTGGCCGACAAGCTCGGGAGCTTGCCAGCCATCCGGCTCAGTCCCATCGACAGAATCTCAGCCTTCTGGCTGGCGTCCTTGAATCCGTCTTCGCCCAACTCCTGAATGACTCGGCCTAGGTCGGGGAAGATGGCCAACAGCGGGCGGAGGTTCCCGCGAATCAATCCCGTCAGCGCGGGCTCCAGCACCTCCTGCACGCTTTGCCCCATCGAAATGGCGTGCTTGGTCAAGAATTCCATGGCGAGGGCCGTCTGGCTGAGCGACAACCCCCCGTCGCGCATGGCCACGGTGGCCAGGCGCATGACTTCGGATTCCTCCACGAGCCCTTGGGTGGCGGCCTTGAGGCGGTCCACCACGATAGTGGCGGACTGTCCCACTTCGGACATGGCGTCCCGGAAGCGCCGGGTGACGTTGATGTCCTTTTCCCCTGCGGCGGCGAATTTTTGCAGTCCCACTACGAGCCCCGGCAACGCGATGGCCGCGTACTGGAACGCCTTATTGATGGCCGTGCGAAGGCCCGTGAAACTCGCCACGAGCTTGGTCAGGACTTTCGAGGCCAAGTCCTTGGCGGTGATGACGATTGTGACCATGCTAGTCAGTGCCATCGGGAACCCCTTCGACGGTCGAGCGTTCGAAACGGTACGCTTCCTTCACCCACTTACGGAACAACTGCTGCGCCGATCTGATAGCGGGGCCATCCCCGCTGGTCAGCGCATTCGCCTGGGCCACGGCCTGGGCCACATTCAGCCGCTCCAGCGCCATGACGGCGTGCATATCGCGAAGCGCGCCGTAGAACAGCCCCCAGGGAATGATGTGGTCCCAGGTGTCCCAGAGGGCCGGACTGTAGTACAGGCCGTGTCCATAAAACCGGAGGAATTGCGCACGCATCACGACAAGGGGAATGTGCGTGCTGATCGTCTGGCGCTTCCCCGCAGCGGTTAACTGCTCCCACTCGTCTGGGCCGTGGCCTTTGACGGCCTCATAGCCCGCTGCTGCGCCACCCAAAAACTGACGAACGCCTCCAACTGCACGATGGGCGCTTCCCGCAGGAGCCGATCTGTCGGGTCACCCTTCCATCGCTCCCACCAGCGCCGGGCGAAAATCGTGTGCCCGTACTCCCGAAAAAACTCCCGCACGGACGGCTCGGACATCGTTTTGTTCTTCAGCGCCTCCATGCGTTCTTCGAACGGCTCCCATTCTTCGATGCTGAGCAACCGGCCCACGTACACACGGCCACCGAGCTTGATGGCGGGACGAGCGAGGTTGGCCAGGCGCTCATCGGCATCAAAACGTGGCCGATTCAACCTGCCTCCAGAATGTTGTGGTGTGCCTGGAACCTACCCAGCCAGCCACGCCAATCCTAGATATGCTGAAGGCCGCCCAACCTGCGGCGGCCTTCGTTACTCGCCCCACTCGTGGTGGTCGAGCTAGTTGACGAGGAAGGAATACTCGTCGTTCGTCGTCTGCCCCGGCGTGCCGAGGGCGAGGCTGATCGTCCAGAGCGCCACCGGGTCATCCGCGTCATCCGACACACTGATGATCTGTGCCGCTGGGGCGGAAAACTTGAACCTGTTGTACTGCACGGACCCAATCGTAAACTCCAGCGCGAAACTGGTGGCCAGGTCCCGCAACGAGTACGGATTGAACGTGGCCAGCGCCGTGGATTCCACGGTGATATCCAGGGTGGGGCCGCGCCGTCCTGGAGCATAGCCCGCGTGCGCATCCCCGGCGACAGACTCGTTGATGTTGGCCCGTCCGACCCGCTGGCGATTCTGCGCGAACCGGATGCTGCGGGTGATGAGCGTCGTGACCGCGTTGACCGTCAGGGCGATATTGCGACCCAAGGGCGGCTTGTGCGTGGCATACGTCAGCGCGGGCAAGGCCACGTCCGTGGGAAGCGTGATGAGCCCTTGCGCGTTGAATTCGAAGACGCATTCCTCGGGGCCATCGATGGAGAACCCCATGTCGCAGTAGACGCCCTTCATGTCGTACTGCTGCGCCCGAGCGAACGCCCGCAACCCCAGCGACTCGTACGTGTCGGATTCCGGCGCGTACGTGTACTGCGGGGTCGGGGTGGCGCTGAAGACGGCGCTGTGCCCTGAACCACGCATGAGCGCGTGGATGTCCTGTGGGATGCCCGTGGTGCCGTCGTACGCCGCGTTCCGGCCTCGGAATTCCAGGCGGATAGGCAATTCGGCAAACCGCCCCGCAGGCGGATTGCGGGTCAATTGCGAGGCCGTGGCATTGGCCGGAGAGTGCGTGCCGTCCGTGAGGTAGTCAATCGTCATCACCGCAGGCTCGGCCAGCAATACCGCGTCCGTGGCTGGAACGAAGGTTACGGCTCCCTTATACGACGGCTCGACCTGGGCTTCCAGGCCGTAGAGTAGGACTTGCTTGGCAACGCTCATTGGTTATCCCCTTCGCCGTCGCGGCGACACGTAGTTACTCGCCCTTCGCCTTTTTCGGAGCCGCCGACGTTCCGGCTAGCTCGGCCTCGTACTGCTTGCCCCATGGCTGCTCGCGCACCCAGGCATCCAGCTTCTCCCCTACCAGCCCAGACGGGAGCTTGTACACAACCCCCGCCACTCGAATGCTCGCGCTCATATGCCCGCTCCCCCAGCAAAAAGGCGTCCCTGCGACCCCTCAAGTTTAGCACATTTGGAGTGCCAATTGGGGGACTGTCACACTTTGGTCTACCACTCATCTCGGACATTGAAGGTCACCACGACAGCCCCGGCCAACAGGGTCCCCGGCACATCTTCAATCTTCTCTGCGATACCGCCGTACCAGACTTCCTCTTTGGACTGAATGCAGACGGTATTGAGTTCCCGGTGTTCCTGCGGCGTGCTGGGATTAGTCAGTGCGTCCAGGCAGCGGATGATGGCGTTCAACGTGTAGTACGTGTCCCGCCGCTTGATCTGCGGTTCGGCGGTCCCCGTCACATACCGAATCGCCAAGGGGACTTCCGAATCTCGATGCTTCCCATCCAGGCCGGGCTCGCCCACAGAATGCACTGGGCCATCGGCTGTCACCACAAGGATGGGCCACTCGGGATACAGGCCATCACGGGCGGCTGCGGAGTCGCTGGTCTCCTCATAGACGCCTTTGATGACAGGCGGACGGTCATCCGTCGCATCGCGGGCGTAGACAGCTAACTGCGCATTGACGCCGTAGCTCGGGTGACGCAGGGCCGCCGCCACCAGCCTGATTGTTTCAATCACGGGCATGGGTTAGGACCACCCTGCGAAGGGCGAGAGGTCGCCCGTCTGCACGTAGTTGGCGATGATGCGGACCCAGGCGTCTTCAACCACCTTTGGCATGGGGTCGGGAATAACTTGCCGCTGCGGCATCCGCTTTGTGCCTTCTTGGTGGAAGCGCGCATACGGCACCGCCGTCCCCCGCCGATAGCGACTGTCCGTGATAGCGCGAATGCCTTCCGGCGAGCCGCGCTTGACGAGACTCGCCCAGAGCCTAGAGGTATCCCGCAGGATACCGCCACGTCCGCGTCCCCGCTGCATCCGCTGCTTGATCGTCTGCTGAGAGAGGGCCGCCCAGCGCCGCCCCCCGAACGCCCCTTCGGTGTGGAATTGCGCCGAGAACAACTCGCTCACGCTCTGGTCAATGGGGCCATGAAACACAGGCCGGAGATTCTTAACGCGGCCACTGACGCCCGTGAGGGCGACCAGGGTCTGCGACAAGTCCATGGAGACATTGATTTCGGCGGGCATCCTAGCGCCCCCGCCACACGTCGCGGTCACGCGGGCGGAAGGCTTGCAACCGCTGCCCCAGCCCCGGCGCGAAGCGTCCCATCTTCCGCCACGAGATTTGCGCCTCCCGGTCGCCCGTCATCCGGCGCAACTGCTCGCGTTGAAACAGATGCTCGGCCTGCAAGGCCACTTCGAATCGGACGGCTTCGAGGAATCCCGGTAGGTCCAGGCCCGCACTCATCACCTGCTCGCGTGGCACGTCGGACGCCCGATCTACGCCTTCAGGGCTCACGTAGCTCACGATATCTGGGGCGTGCCAATTGAAGGTCTGCGTGCCCCAGGCCATGAGCCCGGCCACGCCCAGGAACCGTGGCATCCGCTCCATGAGCAAGCTGCCGACATCGAATTCGGCTTCCGCCATCACCCGGTCGATACCGCTCGTGAAGGACAGCAACTCGGGCGACAGCAAGCTCTTGTCCGCCTGGAAGGTATGGTCCAGCCAGGGCGCCCACATCTTCGCGCTAAACGTGACCTTCGCTGCCGTCTGGCTCGCGATACGGGCACGACACCAAGCGTCCCGGCCCGTGATAGCCGTCGTGAATTCCGCTGGGTCCTTCGTACTGTCCTTCACAATGGAGACTGCCCCACCCGCGTCGGTCAATACGCCGAACGTGGCCACTTGCACCCAGGACCCCTCTGCCCCCGTGGGGCTGGCCTCCAGCACGACTTCCAGGTTCCCCGCACCGACCCAGCGGGCCACGTCCAACTGTGCCCGCCAGCGCGTGCGACCACCCGTAGCAAACGCGCCGCTCTCGGGAGTGCCGCCAGCGGCGCGTTCGGACATGCCGAACAACACATAGGTCGTGCTCATGGGCCTACTGAATCACGCACTCGTAGTTCCCGGTGGTCCAGGTTCCACCCAGGACGACGTTCCAGCGCACGCGCCGCAGATGTGGGACCGTGACATTCGCCACGAGCATCGTGTTCGTAGTAATGGGACCCACGGACGCGCCTGTGATGTCGAGCCACACCGCCGTCGCGTCGTTTACGCTGTCGGCATCCCCGGTGTGCTGAAGCTTCGCCGTGAGGGTCGCGCCTGCCCCAGAAATATTCTTCACGAGCACGGCGATGGCGATGCCACCCACCCGCGACGGCAAGTCAATCGACGGGCTATTGTAGGTGCCCGCTGCCACCTGGGCGACGGGGCCGGTCGTCAGTTTCGGCTGTGGGCCAGCGGCATCCATGACTTACTCCTTGGCCGAACGCCCGCGCCGCGACTTCGAGGCCGGGTCGTCATGTGGTTCGATAGCACCTGCCACCTCAACAGGAATCTCGGGCGCCGCCGCACTCTGCTCCTCAGGACCCCACTCGACGCGGAATTGCTCTGGACGCCCATCGTAGAATTCCTTGGCGAGCGCCGCCGTGACCTCTGCCACACCCAAGAACACAAAGTTGCCTTTGGCATTCTTGACCCGCACTTGGTCGAAGGTGACGGGCTGCGGCGGCCTCCGGTCCACCAGATGATCGTATTGCAGCGCGAACACTTTAGGCATACGGACTCCTGACAAGAGAAACAGAAAGGCGGGGGGCCGTAGCCCCCCGCGCACCCCTCTGCCTTACGACGTGATGCCTGTCAGGACCCCGTGGAAGATTTCGTCCCGGTAGTCGATGCCAAGCTCGCCGTACAACTGCCACTCATCTGCCGCCCCAACCTTCCCCAGCGGTTCGGCAAAGAGGACGCCCTTCTGCGGAATCGGCATGGCCGTGACCCGGCAGAATTTGGGCTGGAAGATAAACAACTCGTTGGCCGCCACATCCGGCTCCCAGACCAGGTGGCACGTCGCCCAACGGGCGTGGATGGTCCGCAGCGACACACCCACAATTTCCCGCGTGTCCTGCGGGCGGAACCCGACAGTAGCCGAGGGCTCGTAGAGACTGATAAGGATGTCGAGCGTCGCGGCGGAGCCCAGGACGAACACCTCGTCGCCCTGCACGAACGCGCTATTGTTCAGCATCGTCCGCAGGTGCCCTTCGAACGTGACCTTGCTCAGTGGCGGCGTCACCGCCGTCACGTTGGTCGTTACCGCCGTCCGCACCCCGCGTGTCTGCCGCGCCGTGGAGTTGTTGGCCGGGGAGACATAGGCGCCCCGCAGGAAGCTGTAATTCGCATCCCGCTGGATGGACTCCATCGACTTCGACAACTGCCACTCCAACGAACCTGTCTGAAGCGGCGTCCCCACACCCGCGCCAGGAATCAGCGCGATACCATCGACGGACTGCTTCTCGCCCATCTTCGAGTACGCGAGCTTCACGGACTTCTGGAAGATTTGGACGATGTTGTCCGCCTGGGCGGTGTCCTGCTCGACCGGCGACGGCGCCGCGCCTTCGAGAATGGCGGGCTGGGCCGCTGTCGGCAGAATGTAGTTCACGCCCATCGGGAACTTGGCGTTCCCGACCAACCGGAGTTCTCCGGTCAAGCCACCGACGAGGCGCAGCACGGCATTCGGCTTCTCGGACTTCTGGAACAACTCCCCGATATACTGCGGGAGGTCATAACTGGTCGCCATGCCAGAGACTGTAGGCATTTGTCATCCCTCTTTGTTTGGCGACCAACCCTTCAACCGGGGGTCGCGGGTTTAGCGCGTTGCCGCGCTTGTGATCTGTCGTGCCTTGTCCATCTTGAGCTTAATCGCCTCGTTAAACTTGCCCGCCTTCTCGGCGGCGGCGATTTGCTCGTCCACAGATACGTCGGGCGTCTTACTGCCAGGCCCCTTGTATCCCGCTCCAGGCCGTGTCCCCGCCTTGAACCACGAGGCATACTTGCCAGCCTGTCGAAGCTCCGCCAGATGTTCTCCCGGCGTCTTGTACGGTGCCTTGCCCTTCTTCATCACCGTGGTGGCTTCGAATTCGCCGTCGCCCCCCACGATAAACCAGCCGTTGAATTCTTCGTCGTACTTCGTGAAGGACCGGAACCATGCCTTGATCGGTTCGTAGTTGTCCTCCACCACTTCATTGTCCACGGCCGCTTGCATCACCGTGTTGTCCAACTGCTGGGACCGCAAGGACCCAACGGTCTTGGTCGCAATCTCCAGCTTGTCCGTCACGGGCTTCAATTCGCGGTCCACCCATTGCGATTTGAGCCGCGCTTCCCGCTCGCCCCACTGTTGCTGGAGCTTCTCCAACTCGGACTGATCGACGCCCCCCTTCTTGAGCTTGAGGCGTTCCGCGAACCAGTCCCCCTTCTTCTCGGCCAACTCCGCCAGGAACCCTTCATCCTCGACGAGTGTGGCTCGGTCCACTTTCCCTTCGGCTGCATCGCGGAGCTTCTTCATCGCGATATTGTGCTTCGTCAGCGGGACGAATTGCTCGTCGATTTCTTCCCGCGTCAGCACCGTGTCTGGCAACTGCACGGCTACCTTCTTGCCGTCAATCTCCACCTCAACGGTCCGCGCCTTGTCTGGCATACTGCCTCCTGTTCCAGGACCAGGGCCTGGAGCCCCTCCGCGTACCCGTCGCGGGCCGGATGCAGAACACCCCCTCCAGGAAGGAACAGAGCCTGGGCCTCTCTCCGCGTACCCGTCGCGGGCCGGTACTAAAAAGGACGTGGGCCGACAGTCTGCTGTCGTTCCCGCGCCCAGGACTTTTTCCTCGCCAAATCAAAGTTGGTGTATTGCGAGGGACGGCGCAAGATATGCCAGCGCCGTCCCTTAGACCTTCCGAATGGCGACGTGCTCATGTAAGACGTGCTGGCACCCGCACAGCGTTTGGAGCCGCGTCGTCACTGCCGTCCCCTGGACACGGACAAAACACAGGAGAATGCGCCCCTCACCACAGACGGCACAGGGGCTGTCATGCACGATGTTCGAGAGCGTTTCCTTCCACATCTTCCCCACCCCCCCATCCCCGTACATCACTGAATCTAACCATTCGGCTTCTTGTGTAACCAATTGGCATCTTCTTCGGTGAAATCTAGCAGTACCGTGACTTCTGGATGCGACTTTTGGATGTCCTGGAGTAGTTCCAGGTACTCCTTGGTTTCGTGCTCGTTCATGGGGTACTCCCTGTTTTCGCCGCTTGCTTCGCAAGCTCCGCGTCCTTGGCACGCTTCGAGACACTGACGACCTTGCCGCGCAACGGCTTCCCGGCCAACACGAATTCCTGTTCGTAAAACTCGTACCGCGTCAAGTAGGACGCCACCACATTCTCGATAGGCGCCTCCACCTCATAGACCACGGAACCAAACGCCTTGGCTTCTTCAAAGTTTGTCGTCCAGCTAGAGAGACCTTTCATGGCGAGCGTGCTAGTCTCGCCAACCTCTGGCAGAGCCTTCCCACCAGCCGTCATCACTTCGTACGTGACGCCGCGATAGAGCTTGATTGTTTTGTACCCGAGTGTGCGCAAGAGAGCGACATTCGTAGCGCGCTCAGCGCGCAGCCATGTCGCCACATCCGCCACTGTGAGCTTGTACCGCGCCAGGATTTCCTGGGCCGACTTGATGTATTTCTCGATCTTGTGTTTGTTGAGCGAGACAGCCAGGTCCGTCCCGAAGGCTTCACTCGCCGCGACCTTAAGGGCGAGCGCCCCTTCGTAGGTGCTGTTCTTCGTCCAGCGTTCCCAGAAGTCGCGGGCGATGTAGTTCGCCGGGAAGGACTCATCGGGCTTCAGTAGGCCAGGATCGGTCCAGCTTCCATTTACCGCGTTGTCGAGAGCTTCCATTTCCGGCGACTGACGCAGATATCGCTTCTTTGCGGCATCCCATTCCAAGCCCGGCTCCAGTCGCCCCTTCCCTTCGTCTATCCAATGACGGAGAAGTTTCTTGCGACTCTCGCTCCCAGCTTGCGCGTCCAAGGCGTCAAGGGGAATCCCTAGCTTCTGTGCGTCAGACCGCGCGACCGACCAGTATTGCTTCACGGAATGGTTCCATTGCTTCGTGGCGCGAGCGACCAGCGCCTCATCAGATGCAGAAAGCGCGAGTCGCCCCTCCACCCATCCGACGCGGACCTTGTATCGCCCCCAGGCGCCATCAAACAATCTCTGGGCGAGGCGTGTCGCTTGGTCCCGAGCCGCCTTGGACGACTTGGGGTTGCGGATGACATCGTAGAAATGGTGCGCCAACTCCTGCACCCGTGCCACTTCGCGGGGAATGACTTGTAGCTCAATCCCCAGGCGCCCGTCAGGCGTCACGAGGCTCAGGTGGCGTGCCCGGTATCCCGCCCGCGTGGAAACTTCTTTGATGAAGTTATCGTCTTCGAGAATGCGATATCCCCGCGCTTCCAAACTGTGCAGAATCGCATCCCCCTCGGCCTCTGTGTCAACCCGCAACCGCCCACCCAAAAAGTCGTTGAGGGAGTTCGCGGGCCGCCCTTGATCTCCGATTTTGCGGTAAGCACTCTCTCGCGTCTTGACACGAGAAAGCTGCCCCTTCTCCTGGGGGATGCCGAGTTCATTCGCGATGCCCCTGATGTCCGCTTCGAATGTGGGCTGGACGGCATGCCCCCGTCGAATGAGTTCATCGACATCATTGACCGACTGCCCCACGAGTTTGCCCGAGACTTCATCAATGGACCCAATGGGCGGTGAGAAGGTCTCCTTGCGAATGGCGGCCCGCAACGACTTGCTCCCAGAAAGTTGTGCGTCGCCCCACCCCACGAGGCTCTCCACGGAATCCTGAATGCGCGTGGCTGCCGTAGGGGACAGCAACTCCCGGCGTGGGATTGTGGCCAGGTGTCCGGTAATGGCGCGAGCGGGGCTCGGCTTGTTTTTCCCCATGTCGCCCACGGGGCGCACGACAGGGAGTAGCTCGCAACGGTCAAAGGGATGAGGCGGAGGTGGCACCTTATCGACAGGATAGACCCCAGCGCCCAGGCCGTAGAAGTCCGTCGAGGCCAGCACGTCGCATTCATCCGGCGTAGTCTGCGTGCCCCGGTTCGGGCTCAGGGTCCATTGCACTGCTCCCACAAGGGGGTCCGCTATCCAGGCTTGGACCTCCGCTTCGTGCCGCGCATTCTGATACTCAGAGAACGCGATACGCTCAGCGTTGAAACGCATCTGCCCCGCTGCGCCACGCACCGCCGCAGGCACGCGCCGCAAATCCACCTTGTCCTGCCCGGCGAATGCCTCCTGGAACGATTCAGACCCCGTGACATAGAGCCGCAACCGGCGCGACAATTCGACTGGCCCCATGCCTTCGAGGATGGCCCGCGACACAATGGTATTGGCTTCGAGCGCCGTCCGTCGCACATTGGCTTGCAGCAGCGTGCGCCACGTTTGGGCGGCACCCAACCCCTCGAAGGCGCCCATCATCGCAATGGGCGGGGTACGGATAGCGCCCAGGACAGCGCCACGCACCCCCACACTGGCAGCGGCCTCTAGCTGCGCTCCCTTCATAATCTCGGAGACTTCCTGAAATGTGACCGCCCGCTGCTCGGCCAGTGCCGCCGAGACCGCCCGATCTAGGTCGGTGGCGGCTTTCGCAATGATGTTTTGTGTCGCTGTGCGGGCGCGGAGGATGTCGGCGTTGGCAATTGAGGAAAGCTCCCCCGCAATACGCTGCGAGAAGTCGCGCATGGCTGTGGCCATCGTTTGGGCCGTGGTGGCGTGCAAACGCCCCATGAGTTGGCGGACGCGCCCCTGGGCCAGACGGTAGGGAGCCAGCGAGGGAGTTGGCATCCCCTAGAATCTAGGGATTAATCGAACGAGATAGTGAAGTCGTCCTGCACCGCCAGCCGAACTTCCCCGAGAGTCGGGAGCGGCGGCGGGCCTCCAGGCAGTTGCGGCATGTCAATCCCGTGCCAGTGCTGTCCCAAATGGTTCTGTACCACACTGTATTCCACCAGTCGCACGCGCACGCCCATCGCCGCCGTCAATCGACGCTCTAGGTTGTCACGGACATCATCATGGCCCAGTGTGGTGGCCGTCATGGTGGCTTCGACACGCCACTCGATGAGGCTCCCCGTCAACGCTGCCGTCCGACTGCTCGTGCGATAGATACCGATTCCCGCGAGCGCCTCATCCACAGCGGCCCATTCCACGGGCCCAGGTTCCCCGTCGAGGATAAACCGCAATACCACCGAGCGCCTGGTGGTCGTGGAGAGGCCCAACGCGCCGCGCTGCTCGGAACGGTGGCGCGGGCGTGTATGCCGCACGGCTCGCCCGAACCCCAGCGGGTCATCGGGGCTGTAGTAGGTGCCACGCTCATCTCCAGCATCCATGCCGATGGACACCAGCGCCCCGATATCCGTTCGCAGGATAAGCTCTAGGCTCCCCCAGAAGTCCATCTCTGTCACGAATGGAAGCGTGCCCTCGACTACCATCCGCGCCTGTTGGGGAGTCCCCTGGAGCGGTGTAGCCACCAGACACAATACGTCTTGCGTCATCTCCACGGCGCGCCCCATGTCGCTGGATGAAAGCACATGTACGAACAGATATTGCAGGCGCGTGGTCCCCTGCGTGTAGGCCGGGTCCTGCGTGATCTTGTGGCGGGCCTGTTCGCGTAATCCATCCTTGATGGACTGCGGGCTCAGGGCTTCACCATGGAAGACGCACAAGGTATTGACGCGGAACGGCCCCGTCGAGGTTGGCACGGGGCAGTGACAGCCTAAGGCTCGGGCCTCCAAAGTCCCAGGGGAGGGTTCGCGCACTAGTCTTCTTCCGGCATCCCTAGGCGCGCCCGCCACTCGGGGCTCACAGGTGGGGCCATATCGATAGCCCGCAGATTCTCGATAGTGGTTCCCCCAGGCACCCAGCCAGCCGCTGGCTTGCTCCACAGTTGCACCTGGAGCTTCTCACCATCGCGCATCACTCGCGCCACAGTGCCACCGCCCAGATGCACAGGCTTCGTGTCCAGTGTCCACACCATCGCTCCCCTCCTTTTATTGTTGGAGACACGCCTTGAGGTTGGCGATACGGTCAGCCAGCCTCCGCAAATCCTCATGGGTCGCCCAGACTAACCGTTGCAGTGCGACCCGTGCTGCATCCGCCTGCTGGGGCGTCCGACGACATCCACTCCCTCCCCACTCTGTGTTATTCACGAGCGTCAAGATGGCGTCGGCCTTCCCCACGAGCGTGAGGAGCCGCACATAGTCTCCCTCAGCCGCCGCTACCTCCTCACGGAATGATGAGGGGGTCATTCGTGACGCCCCGCGAATAACGCGGCTCGCTGGAGATACCGCTGCGCCCGTTTCGCCATGACAGTCGCGTACTTTTCCAGGCTGTCGCGTTCGGGACGGTGGCGCCGGGCCGCGACGCGATAGTCCACGACGATGGCGTTGTACCAGCGCCCCAGCAAGGAGAGTTGCTTACTGTCCAGTGGGTTCGGCACGCGGGCTCTCGCTTTCCTCAGGATGTTCGCTCGCACCCGCCATTTGCGCCAGGCGGTCATCGGCCTCACTGGCAATGGCACACAGCGCCCAGGTCAACATCGCCCCAGCCACCGCAGCCACAATGAGGAGGACTACCCGAAGGCTCATGTCTTCCTCTGCGTGCGGCGCTCCTGCTCCTGGAGCAACCTGTAGTGGTCCGCCAACTCGAACCCCGCTTTTAACTGCGGGGCGTCCATCGCATGTGCCGTCTGCACCATGCCAATGCGCATGAATTGCTCGCGGAGCCGGACCAACTGGAGAATCAAATCGCTCGCGTGTGGTGTGTGCTGTCGGCCTCTGATGTCCCCCTGCATAATGAACGGCGCCGTGCGCGGTGCGACGACGTGCTGGTAACGATTCGTCTCTTTACGTGCCATGTGACGACACCTCCAGGACGCGCTCTCGCGTCCGCCGACTGAGTGGGATGCTCTGCGCCGCAGACCCATCAGCCGGGCACAGGCGCAACGTCGCATAGACGCGCTCTGCGGGCGCAGCGGGCGCCTCCACAATCGTGATGTGGTAGGGCGCTGGCGTCAGCTTCCCGCATTTCTCGCAGGGCATCCAAGGATGTTTAGCCACTACGCCGCCTTTCTTCAAACAGCCACCGTACGCGGGCCTGGAGGTCAGCGATCTGGGTGCGGAGGGGGTCAACCGCGAGCGAGGCGACCGCCAGCACGTTGCGGCGCGCTTCATCGCGTTCCCGCTCCACCTTGTGGACATAATCGTCGAGGAGCGCCAACGCCTTAGCCGCGCTTTCGCGTCGCACCGTGCTGCCCTCCAGGGTAGTCAGAATGAAATTCCGCACCGCGTTAAACTGCTCGGTCATCACAGGTCATCCTCCTCACTGTTCGGCGTATAGCACGTCACTGTGGTCACTCCTCTCCTGGGCTCGGCGCGAGCGGCCACGTGCAGCAGTCGGACACGAGCGCCGCCTCAGTCGCGTCGTAGTGGAACGTCGCGTTGTGACGGCACCGCACGCAGCATCCCGTGATGGGAGTAGTCGCGGTCACAAATCCTCCCGCGTCATCACGGTCACGACAGGCCCCCCGGCATCGCCCGGCCCGACACTCACCCACAGGACGAACAACCGCTGGCGACCCGTCCCCGTGATCGTCACCTTGAAGCCCTTGGGACTGCCGCCATCTTGCGCGCTCGCCCGGCGCGCAAACTGTGACATCCACAAGATGTCGTGCCAGACGCCCTTCCAATCGTTGGACGCCTTCGGGTTCCGCACAGCCTTCTCGATGAGGCCGAACACCGCCGAGGTCATGGCTGTCGGCATCGTGCCGACATGTTGTCGCGTCACCTCCGCGATGTCGCCCACCTGGGCGTCCATCAGCACGCCATCAGCCAGGGCCTGGGCTCGACTGTAGCTCGAAATGACTTCCGCGCCGTCGAAGATGTTGGTGGTCATGGGTCAGCCCTCCAAGGCACTGTTGACCACGGCTCTGGCGGCCGACTTCACAGACTTCCCAGCCTCGAACCAGTCCATGAACGGGGCGTCCGGCAGGTCCGCCACAGACAGCCCCACAGCCGCTTGGACGGTCACGTCCACGGCCGCCATCCACTGCTCGAAGGTCTTTCTCATCGGGAACCTCAGGGTGAAGGGAGACTGCCTTGACACCGTAAATATACGGGGCTCCCTTACTTTGTCAAGTGCTGGAAGTACTTGCGGCGTCAGGGGTTGCCACCCGGCCTGCCTGCACATAGAGCCGGGAGACCCAGGCCCGCACCATGCGTAAGTCCCCATCCCAGGGATAAGGCGGGAGCTTGTCAGCCGGAGTAGCGTCGGCCAGCTTCACAACCTTGTCGAGCGCCATTATCGCTTGCGCGAGTAGGGCCTGTGTTTCGGCTGTCATGGATGGCTCATCAGACACACGCGCCTGCCTTCAAGCCAGATGCCGCCCGTGATAAGGGCGCCGAACAGCGCCGCCCGGCCCAGGGTGAAGCCGCCCGCCCAGGCCACCCCCGTCGCCACCAAATACAGGATGCTGTAGTATAGGAGCACTTTCATGTGAGGAGCCTCAGAGCCGAAGTGAGACAGTCATTGCAGAACGTGTGACCATCCAGGACGCGCCGCCTGCGACAGATACGACAGAGACCGACACGCAGACAGAACCACCTGGGAAGCCGGAGCAACTTGGCGAGTGCCCTCACAGGGCACCTCCCATGTCGAGGGGCCAGACGCCGCGTTGGGTCAGGAGTCGCCCGCCACTTACCGTGGCGGACCCGCCGAGCAAGGTGTCAAGATTCTCGCGCACATCCGCCCATGCCCGCCGATCAATCGTGACCGTCGTGGTCGTGGGCCAGCCCTTGTGCGTTCCCGTCTGGATGATGAGAGCGCGACGCCGGGGTTCCGCCGCGACCACAATCCCGCGAGCGAACATCATCGGGCCGCCTTCCGACTACTCGACGGACTGACGACGGCGGCCAAGATGGCGACTGCCAGCCACGTGTCGAACGCGACAGGGATGGCGAGGCCGAACAACGTATTGAGCGCCCAGATGACAGCCAGCGGCACTACGATGAGCGCCGCGATGGAGAGCACCACGAGTATGGCGATATTCACTTTAGCCCCCTTCGATGTGGTCACGGTCACGCTCCACACTGCGCAATGCAGCCTCAAGGTATTCGACATCGGCCACGAGCTTGGTCAGGAGCCGGGTCACGCGCTCACGGTCATAGCCGAGGCCGTACCGCGCCACATCCGCCACTAACGTGCGAGCCTGTTCGGATGCGCGGCTCATTCAG